AGATTAGAAGTAGAACTAAAATACGCAACATCATCACACTTTGTAACTTTGACATACGCACCCGAAAAAATTCCCATCGCAAGCGATGGCAGAGTAACTCTGCGAAAAACCGACGTACAAAAGTTCTTCAAACGTCTAAGAAAAAAACTCAAAACGCCTATCAAATACTTTCTATGCGCCGAATACGGCGAAGAAACCAACAGACCGCATTATCATGCCATAATTTACAATCTTAACATGTCAGACGACAAATTGTACTTAGAATTGCTAAAAGCGTGGCAAAACGGCTTAATTCATGTCGGAGAAGTCAATTCTCAAAGCATAAGATATGCTACAAAATACATTATACAGAAAAACGACTTCAAAACTGACGACGAACGTCGACCGTTTTCTCTCATGTCGAAAGGTCTCGGAAAACAATACATGGCAACGCATACAAAATACCATCAAGACGACATAAGTCGTAACTACATGACAAAAGCAGGCGGTACAAAATCCCGTCTGCCCCGTTATTATCGGGACAAAGTTTACTCACAAAAACAACGTGCGGAACAAAAAGAACAAATAATGGAAATCGAAGCAAATACAGATTTCGACGACGACCATTTCACTCTCGAAATCGCACGAAAAGAACAATACAAAAATAGAGTGCTGAAGTCACTCAAAAATAACAAATTATGAAAAATTTATTCAATCAAGTAATGTTTAACAAGCCGAAGAAAAACGTCTTTGACTTAGGACACGAACGAAAATTCTCTATGAACATGGGAGAATTAGTACCAATCTTATGCGAAGAAGTTGTTCCGGGAGATAACTTCAAAATGAATACCGAAACAATGCTACGGCTCGCACCATTAACTGCACCCGTAATGCACCAAGTCAATGTTTATACACACTTTTTCTTCGTACCAAACCGCTTAACATGGAACAACTGGGAAAACTTTATAACTGGTGGCGAAAACGGTTCGGCAGATCCAGTTATCCCATATTACAACATTCCAGAAGCAGACGTACCAACTTACATGGGAACGGGAACACTCGCAGACTATCTCGGAACGGCCACAGCAGATGAGGCGCAAGTCGGTGCTACAACGGCTTTAAATGCGATGCCATTTAGAGCGTATCAAACAATTTTTAACGAATATTATCGTGACCAAAATTTGGAAGACAAGGTAGACATCGAAACAACATCTGGCGAAAGTGACCATACAACAAGTATGCAACTACAAACTCGCGCATGGGAAAAAGACTATTTTACGTCGGCTCTCCCATTTACACAAAAAGGCGGTGCCGTTAACCTACCAATGGCAGGAACCGCAAATCTATCATTCGATGCAACTGACTTAGCAGGAAAACAACAAAAAGTCTATCTCGAAGATGGCTCACAATCTGACCAAGACCAGGCACTAACAGGATATTCCAATAATGGCGTAGAAGAAACAAGGGTTTCAACAAACTTTCCTGCGGAAAACGCCTTTATCGACGTATCAACAACAACAACAGCAGACATGACAAGTGTCACTTCTGCAACCGTAGAAGAACTACGACGTGCCACAAAATTACAACAATGGTTAGAACGAAACGCCAGAGGCGGGTCTCGTTACATAGAATCTATTCTCGCACACTTCGGTGTAAAATCATCCGATGCACGTCTACAACGCCCCGAATATTTAGGAGGCGGAAAATCTCCAGTAGTAATCTCGGAAGTTCTTCAAAACTCATCAACTGACAACGAAACACCACAAGGAAACATGGCAGGACATGGTGTGGCAGTTGGGAACACTCACTCATTCAACAAAAAATTCGAGGAACATGGTTATGTTATCGGCATTATGTCCGTATTACCTCGCACAGCTTACATGCAAGGAACAAGACGCCATTTTTATAAAAACGACAAATTTGACTATTTCTGGCCAGAATTTGCACAAGTCGGAGAACAGGAAGTTCTTCAAGGAGAATTATATTCTTCCTTTGACTTAGACACCGACCGTACAGTATTTGGCTATCAATCCAGATATTCAGATTACAAATACATTCCATCATCTGTACATGGCGACTTTAAAACAACCAATGTACATTGGCACATGGCACGAACATTCGATGCCTCACCAAACTTGAACAGCTCTTTCATAAAATCAGACCCAACGCACAGAGTATTCGCGGTAACCGACGAAACCATAAATAAACTGTATGTACAGGTATACAACAACCTTAAGGCTATTAGACCAATGCCATATTTCAACATTCCACAACTTTAAAAATCATTATCATGTCAAGAAAATTTAATTCAAATTACGACATCAAATATCCAAATGACGAACATTTGGAAAAGGTATCAGGCGTATCATTCACAGTACCAGACCTATCTTACTCAATCCGTGAAATCTTACAAAATTTCACATCACCACCACAAATCATGCAACATGGGCAATTCGAAGACGAAGTAACTTTCGAAGATACAGACCCATTAAGACATCCTAACTTCGACCTCACAGACTTGGACTCCTTACGGAAAGAACACCAAGTTCTTACCAAAAAGATTCAAAACGCACAGCGACAAAAAGACTTTAACGAAAAGCAAAGCGCAAAGGCAAAGGAAAGAGAGCAAATGCGAAAAGAAATCTTAAAAGAGGAGAAAGAAAAACAAACACAAAAATCTCCCCAAGTCAAAAAAAGTGAGTAGAAAACCACTAAAAAACAACCCAACGGAAATGGCCACAAAATGGCCTTTCCTGAGGGCTCGAAATTCGTAGTTTGGATTGTGAGGAACGAACAACCTAAATCGGAGAATTTGAGCAGGAAGCGGAGCGACCAAAAAAAGCACTATACTATCTTGATAATATAGTGCTAATTGACACCTCTCTATAAATCAACGATTTACGTCAATAAACTCAAAACTCAAAAATTCACCTTATATTTACTAAAAAAAAGTACATACAATGGCAAAACGAAAAAAACAAAAGTTCAAAAGGAACGCACTTCTCGAAGAGAATAAAATGCACCCTTATCAAAGGACTATATTCGAAGAAATACGTGAATACGAAACAAAAAAGAAACCAACATGGCACTAAAAGACTTTTTAGGTGCTGGCGCAAGCGTCGGCAGTAGCTTAATCTCTAACCTGTTCAACATCGGACAGGCAAAAAAAGAGCGCAACTTTCAAAAAGAAATGGCCAGTTCCAACTATCAACATGACATAGACATGTGGAACAAAGCCAACGAATACAATGCACCACAGGCACAAATGCAACGCCTAAAGGAAGCAGGACTCAATCCGAACTTAGCTTACGGAAGCGGTTCGGTCGCAGGTAACACTTCCACACAAACACCCAAACATCAGTCCTACGGAACACCAACGGGAAAACTCTCAACAATGCCCAACATGCTTGCCATACTTGGGCAGTTTGCCGATTTAAAAGGCAAACAACTCTCTAACGAAAGTCAATCAATCACGAACTCATTCCTGCATGACAGGTTAATGTTCGCAAATCTTTCAGGTAAACAGAACTATAAAAAAGGCTTAATGGACTTGGGCGACGCAGACCAAATGTTCCCATTAAACAAACAATCTCCTTACTTTCGTAAAACTCAAGGTTCGGCCCAAGCTGCCGAACTAAATAACAGACTCAAACAAATTAATCTTGATTTCTTAAAATCAATACCAAAAGAATTCCAATGGATGACACCAATTTTAATGCAACTGATTGGAAAAATGTAATTATCTCAATCTTAATACTGACCATGTGTGTCAGTATTTCATGTATAACCATAAATAAAATTCAAAAAAATGAGAAGAAGAAGCAGACGACCATCACGCAAGAAATCAACATCAAGGCGAAAAGGACAAAGTAAAAGTTTAAGAAACTATTTTGTATCCAGAGGCGGAACACGACTATGAAATGTCATTCGCCTATCAGTATCAAAAGAGCAGGACAGGACTCAAACAGAATTAGAGATACTGTACCATGCGGAAAATGTATGCCATGCCTATCTAATAAAAGAACAGACTGGGCGAATAGATTAGAAGTAGAACTAAAATACGCAACATCATCACACTTTGTAACTTTGACATACGCACCCGAAAAAATTCCCATCGCAAGCGATGGCAGAGTAACT